CATTACCACGCGATAGTACGACGAAATCACCGTAAAAGATGTCGGTCGCATAACCATACTGGATGTTGTACATACGGGTAGAACCCGCAAATACTTGACCACCAATTAGGTTCTGCGGCAACAACCCGTAAGGCGCGTTAACAGCAGGATAAGCCATTTAAGACTCCTTTAAAAAATTAAGAACCAGAACCAAAAGTAACCTTTGATGCACTTTCTTTGAAAAGTGGCATTCGCGGGTCGTTGTCTTTCATAAAAGTGTTATCAACGGAATCCATTTGAGCTTTATTTTGCTTGGCGAAGTGTGCGTCGCGTTGCGTCATAAACTCAACAGGAATACGGCATAACATCAGTCCTCCTACCTCGATATTGCCTTTAAAGCGTCCTTCGGTAGAAGCGTGCATCATCATTTCCGGGTAATCTTCACCTTTACAGGGTTCATATCCTTCTCTTAACTTGCTAGAGATGTTGGCTGGGTCAGTTGAACCCAAAATGCCGGTGCGAATCCAGCGATGTGTCCAACCTTCTCTTGCATCAGGAGATGGTAAAGATTCGGGAGGTTTCCATGATGTGGGGCGCATATCGTTCTCACGTGCTTCCGCTGCGCGAGGTTTACGGGTTTGTACTTCAGTCATCATGCGTTCCTTTCAATAATTGATACATGCCTTGCGTATTCTTCTGGTGTCACCCCAAGTTTTCTCGCAAGAGATACCTGACGCGGTTCCAGTTTGATACGTGAAGGTGGAGTGCTGCGGGTTGCGGGAGCAACTACAGAACTCGTGCGGCGCGGAGGAGGAGCCTCTTCTGCCATTGTTGACGTCTTTGTTTGAGGTTCGTCATTTTCCTCGGCTGCCCCAAATTGCTCTGGGAAGCGTTTGCGAATGGTCTTATCGATTGTTTTGAAATAATCTTCGGAACCAATGTATTCAGAACCATACTGCTTTTGTAACTTTTTGTCAAGCCCCATTGCAGCCATAGTCATTTCTTCGTCCACTCCAAACCAGTCTGAGTTGTTTTCAACCCACTGTTTGGTGCGTGGATTAGTGGTTTGTTGCTGGCGCGGCGGCTCTGAAGGCTGAGAAACAATAGGAGTCATGGTCTCAGCTTTGTCTAGCCTGAGAGAAGCCTTTGTAACCTCTACCTGCGCGTCTGAGAAAGCATCTGCGTCACCGTCTTCAAAAGCCTTTTGCAGCTTTTTCTTAGCAGCTTCTAGTTGCATTTCTGCTGTAGATTTGTTTTGCTCAATGAACACCTTACTACCAGACTCTAATTGGTCTTTGAGGCGTTTGTTTTCCTCGTAGACGCTCTTGGCAAAGGTTTCAGCCTCTTCACGTTCACGCTGTGCGGCCTTGCGGGCACGGCGCTCGTTGTGGTAGTTGTTGGTGTACTTCTTTAGTTTGTTACGGACGGTCTCGTCGTATTGCGCAAGTTCTTCATCGGTCGGGTCTTCCGGCTCGGCCCTTACTTGCGATTTCTCCTCAACATCCGTATCAATATCTAGCTCCTGTTGAGTAGGAGTTTCTTTCTCTTCGTCAGGAAATTTGAATTCCTCGCCTTTGTACTCTGTTGCCATTTTTGCTCCTTATGCAGCGCGTTGAATGCCACGTGGGTCTTCCACGGTCGCTTCAACCGAGTCATCATTAATGATTCGGAACTCACGACCATGAATCTTCAGGCGGGTGCCTGAATTGGGGCGGACGATAACGAAATCGCCAACTTTGCAACTAGCGCCATTTGGAAAGCGGGTTGTATCTTTATAGCAGTCAGGTCCAATCTTCACTACAAATAACACTGGGGTCAGTATTTCTTCGTAGTACATAGTTTTGGAATCTTTGACTAGACCTACCTCACTATCGGCGTATTCCTCCATAGCCTCTGGTACTACGCAGAGCAGGTGAAACGTCTTAGGATCGGGTAGCTGTTTGGCTTTTTCTTCCGCAGTCTTGTTAAGGACTCCGGATAAGTCCACAGCGGACACGTCAAATTCACTCATCGGATTTCTCCATTCTTTCTACAAGGTCGTTGATGGATTGATCTGCAAGGCTTAGACCCCGAATTACCCCGCAAACATGCTTATATTCCGCGTAATCTGCTGCTCTTCCCGTTGAAATAAACATTGCCTGTTCATCACGCAGGCGAGTTATTTCTTTCTGAATGTAGGAAAGGACTCGGATTTCGTCGTTCATTTGTTACCTCTTTGATTTCGGCTTTTAGCCAATTCAATGCCCAATCTTGTTCCCTCAAGTTGTTGCTGTTTTTCTAGCTGGTCGCGCTTGGCAGCAGACTGCGCGGCGACTTGCATAGCTGCAATTTCCTTCTGGGCTTCAATACGGGACTCTTCAACACGGATTTGATCGGCCTTGGCGGCTGCTTCAACCTGTTGTTTCTGTTGTCTCAACTGGAGTTCCTGCATCTTGATCTGCAACTCTTGTTGCTGCATCTGGATAACAGGGTCTTGCAGTTGTTGTTGAGCCATTTGTTGCTTGGCTTCATCTGTATTCTGTTTAAACAGCTTCTGTGATGCCTCAGCAGCCATTGCAGCGAGTTGATTGGCAAATGCCGGATCAACCTTCTTGTTCTGGTCTTCTGTTGGTAACGGAATTCCCATTTCCTCTTCTATCTGCATGCGGTATTCAAAGGCTACGTGTTCCTGAATGTGCGCCATCATTGCTGCCTGAATAGCCTGTGCCTGTGGGTTTTGACCAATAATTTGGGCAATCTTCGGGTCTTGCATGGCGTTCATATGCACTTGGATGTGTGCAGAGTGGTTTTGCTCAATAAATGCCTTTAAGGGTTTACCCGTTATGGCGTTTTGATTCTCTTGGATTGGGTCTGTTGGGAGTTCATCGTCCTCAATTGGCACCAATTTATTGGCGTTTTTGATCCCTAAGACATCAATCATCTGGCGATGTAAGAGGGGCATGTTGTAGATTTGAGGGGCAGACTGAGCCAACTGGAGCACAGCCTGATACTGAACAATCTTTTGCGCCATAGTGGCAGCATTTGGATCGCTGACAGGGATGATGTCCACCATCTCATAGTCACTCTTCTTGGCTCTACGGTCACCTGACTCAGGTTCAAATGCGTATTCTGTGGGTGCGCCTTCAGCAACGATTGACTTTAGGAGTTTGAACTCCTGCTTCATACTGAAATGCATCCGGCTTTGCACTGCGCCCATTACCTTTAAGGTGCGCTCTAGGAGAGCCAGCGTCGTTCCCACGGGAGCCTGTGCGCTCATGTCGGAGACGTTCATATCTCCGGCAGAAGCAAACGCCTTGCCTTCCTCTACGATGTTTTGGAAGAGAGCAAATAAAACCTGACTTGGCTCTTTGTATGGGAGCGGTAAGATGTTGTCGCGGATGCTTCCGGAAGGGACGTCTACGTCCCTGAATTCTCCGGGCTGAATCGGCGTGTCATCACCTTTAATGCGAAGCCCCCTTGATTTAAGACCTCCGGGGAGGTTTGAGAGAGTGCCAGCATCAACCAATTGACGGATGAGCATGGTAGCGGACTTAACGTAACCTCCAATGAGATGTATAAGTCCGTATCCGTAGAAGCCAAAACCGGGGATGTATTGGTAGTGGACGAAGTGCTGGCGCTTTTGGTGGAGTTCGTCATCTTCATGCCAGTTCCTTCTTATTGCTAGAACCTCCATGCTACCTTTTTCCAAGCTAACCACGTAGGGAAGGGCAATACCTGTTATCTCCCCTTCCTTGTTCTTGTGCTCGTAACCTTTTATGTCTAGGTTTACGTGAATCTCAAGGATGCGGAAGCGGTCATCTTGAATAGCAGATATACCGTTTTCCTCGGCCTTTTGCTTTTCAACGTCATCTAACTCTGCGGTTGGCTCACCCAAATCAACATCACGGTAGAAGCCTACCTCTTGCAACATAACAATGTCGTTCTTAGACTTCCTCATTACGTGCGTGATGCGTTCAGCGCCTTCTAAGTCAGAAGCACCGTAAGGCACAACAATGTCTTCGGCAGGGATAAATATAGCCGCCTGACGCTCTTTGTTAGGGTCGTAGTAGACCTTCTTGAATGCAGAGCCTGTAATGGGTAGAGACCACAGGAGGCGCTCATGCTCAGGGCGGTATTCCTGCATGACCTCCGTTAACTGGTAGTTCATGTCGGTTTGGACGCGGTGGGAGGCTTCTATAGTCTCCTTGGTCTCTTTACCAATAATGGATGCCTTAACGGGGCCGGCAGCAGGGAATGTCTCCATGATGCCTTCAGCCTGAAAGCGCACTACTGACTCGGTAAGCATGGGATGGAATACACCACACGCCCCCTGCCAAGGTTCAGTGCGTTCTTCATACTTGAGACCTAGAAGTTTTATACCTTCTACGTAGGTTTGAATCCAGTCACGGCGGTCGCGCTGGTCTTTGTTGAAATCATCTATGAGGTCGCTAGCAATACTGCTAAGGATGCCCTCGTCAAGATACTCGGCTAGGTTGGCACCAAAGTCTTCTGCGGTCTCTTCGCCGGGTTCTATATCAATCTCTAGCCCATCCATCTCAATATGGACAGCGTCAGGATTGTCGATCTCAATAGACAAATCCGGTTGTAGTTCTGAAATGCCTTGTGGGTATAAACTTTTTTCCATATCTTGTCCTTAAACGGTGTAGTATCTTTCTTGCCTTCTGCTGCGGAAGTAAACGGGGTCATCTTCCTCATCTGAATCGATGCGGATGAAGCCACCTTGTCTAAACCTGAGAAGGGCTTGGCTGGTTGAGTCAACAAGGTCGTCATGGTCTCCATTAGGAAAAGCGGCGAGTTCTTCCATCAACTCATCCGCCCATCTTGTATCTGGACACCACACAATTCCTGACGAAAACATGTCAGAAATAGCGTTTACACGCGCTATCTTATCGCTTCCTTTGCTTGGTGTGTACTCCTGAAGCGGGATTCCCATCTGACGCATCTCATAGATCAAAGGCGCACCGGCGGCCTTCTTCTCCACTATGAGGCTGTCTGGGTTCCACTCCTTCCACATCTCAAATGCCTTTTGTTTGAGTTCAGGGAACTCCATGCGTTTCTTAAAAGCATCTAAGACGATGATGTTTGTCCTGTAGTCGCCGTGCTCATTAGGATGTTTAAACACACCCCATGTTGTACAGGCGGAATAGTCAGCACGATTGCTTTTCTCAAATGCGGTATCCCATGACTGAATCAAATATTCACATGTAGGCGGTGTATCTTCTTCCCAAATGCGCCATTGATCCCGTTTAATGATCGCGCCCTCTTCGGAGGTTGGGTTTTGTTGGTACTGTGCTTCCCATTTAGCCACTGGGAGTTCAGCTTTAAGAGCTTCAAGTGCCTCTCTTTTCCAGAATCCGGGCCATAACGGTGTTCCTGAGGGCAGAATCGCTGGAAAGTCGATAACTTCCCACGTATCTACGCCTTCTTTTCCTGAATTCTTGACAATCTGACCGGTTAAATCCCGTTTAGACCAGCGAGTCATAACAATAATGATCGCCCCGCCCGGTTGTAGACGCTGCCTAGGACCAGATGTGTACCACTCATAGACGTTGTCATAGACAGCAGGGTTACCCTGTTTAGCTTCCTGCTCAGAATGTGGGTCATCAATGATCAAAAGATCGGCACCCTTACCCGTGACCGCCCCTCCGACACCAATAGCAAAGTAGTCGCCTCCAACCTCTGTGTTCCATCTGCCGGCGGCTTTTGAATCCGAGGACAGTTTGGTATCAAACACCTTACCGTAGTTCTCAGACCCAACCAAATTTCTAACCTTGCGACCAAAGCCCACTGCCAACTCGGCTGTGTGCGCTGTTTGGATGATCTTCTTATGTGGAAACTTACCCAAGAACCACGCCGGCAACAGGTAAGAAGCAAACTCAGACTTAGTGTGCCGGGGAGGCATGTTAATGATCAACCTCTTTAACTCACCCCTAGCCACTCTCTCAAATGCGTTTGCCATGATCTGGTGGTGTTTACCAGAAATGAATATAGGCCACATCTGGTTTGCAAAGTAAATAAAAGATTCCCTGCACCGGTGTACACGGTCATGCTCAAGGATACGGGCTATCTTCTTTCTCTCCGCGTCAGACACAGAATCCACAATCTGGACATAGTCCTCAATCTCTTCCTGTGTAAGAAGGATGTGATTCACAGGGCAGCCATCTCTCTAGCTGACTTATCCACAAGCCTAATAGCGTGGAACTTGTAGGGCTTGGTCTCAATGAGACCCTCATCCTTTAAGTTGTGAACAATACGGTGGATGTTGGATTTTGACTTCAATCCCAAACCCTTGGCTATAACCTCATAGGAAGGCGGTATCCCATGAATCCTCATGTAAGCCTTTATAAAGTCCAAAACTAACTGGCTGCGTTCTGTCACTTGATACTTAAAACCTTTAACTTGATACTTAAGAAGTTGGTAACCGCTCACATAAAGCAGTGGTGTTCGTCCCCCTTGGTATTTGTACAGTTCAAGGGCATGAGGCGCTAACCCTCATTACGGTTACCAACACGGCTGGAGACTGGTTTCTCTTTATGTTCCACGGATATCTCGTGTACGCCAATCCCCATGCGTGTTGTTGGTAGTCAGGGCGCTCATCTCCCGAATCTCTTGGTAGGCACTTCCTACCCTCATTCTGTGCCGAACACAGAACCAGTTATTCCACCAACAACCGTAGTTTAAACACAAATACGAACGTTCGCAAGCTGTTTAAACATTATTTTTTACGCTACAGAAGACACAGAAGAAACAGAAGCAATTGAGTCTGTAGTTTCCAAATATATATACCCCCACCCACTTCCATTTTGACTGACTACCGGGGGGTGTTTTACGTGGAGCAGTCAAACAGGGCATGAGAACGTTCGCATGGGTAGGGGGACTGTAATTGTGGGAGTGGATTAGAGCGTATACGTGAGGGGGGGACCCATTGTGTGGCGCGGGGGGTCGGGGCACGGTGGGGCGAGCACGGTCAGCGTTTAAACAGGCACGGACGCCTTTGCGTTTACATCGGTGATAGTTCCCAACGACTGCACTGCACTAGGTCGTTGACGCAGTAGACGCAAGTGCCCCGCTAGTTCACGTTTAAGTTGATCGCTACTGATCGTCACTTCTGCCTTGCTGTCAGTGTGTGTAAACAGCCCCGATGCTTTACCCAGTAACTCCAATGCTTTTAATTGACTACCCTCTTGTTTAGCACCTTTACTCAGTTCCAATAGTTGCTTGAGCACATATCGTTTCGTACCCGCCACGTCATCGACTAGGTTTTCTGTGATGGTTTCCCACGCATCCTTTAGCACTTCCTGTACCTTAGGGTGTTTAAACAGTTTGTTGGCATTGGTGCTGATGACGTGATCACTACTGGTGTCATTTGGGTATGCGTCACGGTATGACTGTCTTAGTGTTTTCCCACTGATGATGCCCATACAGAATGAATACTGTTGTGCTGTTATAGGTCTCATGCGTTCACTGGTTATCACATTACCATCCACTCTACGTTTAGGTGCGTCTGCCATATGCGCTAACCGCTCCGCTTCGCTCAGAACAGGGTTTTCACTGTTATCAACTTGATCAGGTTCATTCGCCTGTTCCAGTGCTCGCATGTAGTCACCCTTGGTCATTTTCTCCATAGTACTTACCCTTTCACCCAAATGTCTTATGTAAATAAACACATGCTGTTTAAACGTACAGCACTGTTCGTATGTCCAGCACTATATCACTTGTCCACAGGCATGTGAATAACTTGAACTGTCCACAGACTTACCCACATCAGTGTGGATAACTTTGTTAAACGAAATGCTTACACATTGTCAGGAAGCCCCCTAATTTTCCCAACCCATACCTACCCCGCCTAAACCACTTGACCCCTCTTCTAGCCCCTTTAAATCGGTCTGTCCCTCAAATGTATTACTGATGTTAATCACAGCCTGTATATATCCACAGGTTGTCTGTCAGCACCTATATATAAGTACATGAGTGCCCACTAACTGATCACCCAATCTAATAACCCTACGGTTTACTCAGGTAAATATCCCAGTGTTTGACATAACAATATTAATGTGATCCAATATGCATTGGCAACATCGCCAGACAGAAAAAGGATTAGCAAAATGAAGATTACAAAGTATGCAGTAGTGGCGTTCAACAAAGGCATCATTGAAAAGGTAGTCAGCGTACATCTCTACAAAGGTGAAGCGGAACTAGCGTTCCTCAACTGCATCAATGGTGACGATAGGGACGATCCCTATCAGTCTCTTGAGTACACCATCCTAGAGAAAAACGTCACCGTAAGTTAATACCCTGATGCCCCTTGCGGGGGCATTGGAGTGGTAATTTCGCCACGTAATTGGAGTATGAGAATGGAACAACTAATAACACCACTTGCAGTTACCAAATGGGCTAAGTTTGAATTGCAGACAGTACAGAAGTCTTTCGTAAAAAACCCCAGTGCCTACAACTGGAATGCTTGCACTAGAGCAATGAGCGTCTATCAATACGTTCACTGGTTGTTTGAGCGTGGCGGTGTCGCTGAGGGTTATCAGTTGATCGATGCCCTGACAGACAAGCCACTGGATAAATGGGCTGATGTAATTTGTGAAGTCGGTGAATTGAATGAAGAGGATTGCATCGCACCATAAGTTAACACCGTGATGCCCATGCTGTGGGCATTGCAGTAGTAATTTTGCTACTTATTTGGAGATCATCACATGACCTTACCTACCGTCCACGCCACACGTGAAGAGTGGCTCACCGTTGCATTCAATGAACTGCGCCCCGCATTTGAAATCGCAGGGTCAATACTTCCCGACAAGGTGCGCCTTACTTGTGGCTTTCCCCTACATGCCAAGCGTAACAACGCTATTGGCGAATGCTGGATCGACACTGCTAGTGCCGACAAGCACTATGAAATATTAATTAGCCCTGTCATCGCCAAGCCAAAACAAGTGTTTGAAGTACTGGTGCATGAGTTATGCCATACCGCCAAGGGCGGATTCAACCACGGTGTCAACTTCCAAAAGATCGCATCAGCCATGCTGTTAGAGCCTGTCAACCCCACACGTAAAAACGCATGGGGCTATACGCAAGGGGCTAACGGTTTTGACCAAGCCTACGGTGCGATCATCGACTCACTGGGTGCGTACCCACATGCTGAGTTGGCATTTGCCAACGGTAAGAAAAAACAAGGCACACGCATGCTGAAAGCAGAGTGCCCATCCTGTGGCTATACCGTGCGCCTGTCTTCCAAATGGGCATCCTACGGTCTCCCCTCATGCCCTGTCGATCAAGACGTGCTCACCTTAGTTTAATTGGAGTAATACAAATGAACCGCAACGAAATCCGCACCGAAATTTCTCGCATCCCCATGCCCATTCGCACAGGGGCACTGTCAACCCTTGGTCTACCGCATGGGGCTAGTCCGATACAGGACATTGACACCCTGACTGACTGGGTACTCGCTCACTATGGCAATGGCAATAACGATCAGGGCATAGCATTAATCAGACAGGCCAACCCCCACAAACCCGCTACCACTACCACTGTGGACAACGCACTGTCCGCCACGGTACAAGCCACGTCCGCTGTCGCATCACGTGCCGAAAGCACAGCCTTGGACGCACTGCAAAAGGTCAACGATGCGCATCAGGACGCACTAGGACGCATCAGTGCATTGTCTGATTCACTGATCCAAAACAGCAAGGTACTGAGTAAGATTACATCCCGCTTGGACAAGGCAGAGCACAGCATCGGGGCTGTCAACCTTGACGATGACGCTATCGCACGTGCGGTGAACACCGTTGTGGCTGATGCGTTTGCACCGTTTAAACAGGCTGTTGACGCTGTCGGGGCACAGGCTGTAGTGGCTGACCTTGCATCGGTCTACCCCATCGATACCAAGTCAGCATTGGACGTTTTCGGTGTAGACGTGCGTGATCCTAAGGGCAACCCCCTTATGGTCTCCATTTGGAATGACCCAACTGCACCCGCTGTTAACCCTTTCCACGTGTGGACTGAAAAGGTATTGCGTCACTTCCTGTTAGCCGATATCAACGGTGACAACGTGTGGCTTGGCGGTGAAAAAGCAACCGGCAAATCAACATCAGTGGAGCAGTTCTGTGCCCGCACCGGACGTGCGTTTAAACGTATCAACTTCACCAAGCAAACCCAACTGGAAGACTTCATCGGATCAACCGGCTATGACCCTGTCAAGGGCACATACTTTGAACAAAAAGATTTCCTCATGGGTTTTACTCACCCCTCTACATGCGTTTTGTTAGATGAGCCAAGCAACCTAGACCCTGCGATTTTGGCGATCTTGAATGGATTCCTAGAGCCTGATAGTAATGTTTCCTACGGTGGTGCTGTCCGCAGACGTGCCAACGGTGTACTGGTATTCGGTGCCGATAACACCCTTGGTAATGGTGATGAGACCGGACGCTATGCCGGCACAAAGGATATGAATTCAGCACTGATGGATCGCTTTGCACAAGTGGTGCGCATGGAGTACCTACCCTTGAAAGATGAAGTGGACGCTGTTATGCGCCACACTGGGTGCACAAAAGAGTTGGCAACCCACGTGATGAAGTCGATACGTGTGGCACGTGCCAAGGTGCAAACGTCCGATATCGTGGACGCACCATCGATCCGCAGTGTGATCGCCTTTATCAAATCGCTAAAAGTCTTGAATGTAAAAGACGCATGGGACACAACCATAGCAAACCGTCAGCCTAGTGAGTCAGCCACAGCATTGGAAGCGATCCGTGTGGCAACCATTGACGAAACCTTGATCAACAACAACATCTAATCGGAGTAAGAAAATGAAAGCACGTTTAAACGGTTATGAATTCCGCATCGCAATTGTCGGTGCATGCCACAAGTTATGTTCTGAGTTGGCTTTGCCACAAGTGACGGTGTCATGGGGCGATATCAGCACAGCACGTATCAACGCACGAGGTGACATTGAGTTGGCTAACGTGGCTGACGATGCCATCATTGATCGCAAAACCTTTGACAAATACGTTGGCTTTATCTTGCACGAGTTACTGCACCGAAAGTACACCGACTTTGACGCACGTGGTGACAACCAGTACATCGATCAACTGCACAATGCCATTGAAGACGCATGGATCGAGAACACATGCATTGCACAGGGTTTAGTCGGTAATGCGCAAGGTCTCTTGTCTAGCGTGATCGACAACATGAGCACTGATGCACTAGCCGGATGGGACAACAAGTGGCATCACCCCGCACGTTACCCTTTCCTTTTGGCTGTCTATGCACGTAAACACGCAACCGTGAAGTTACCCTTGGCTGAGGGATTGCAACCAGTGTTTGACGGTGCATGTGCACGTCTTACCACTGTCCAAAATTCATTTGACACATTGGCAATCGCAGTGTGGGTGTATGACCAACTGCAAAACCTTGACAAGCAAAACCCACAGCGTGACAGCGACAAACCATCGGATGGCAACCCTGATGGCAAAGGTGCTGATGGTTTCCCACGCAAGGGTGAGGGTCAAGGCAATGGTGCTGAGACCGACGAGAAGGGGTCTACAAGCGACGATCAGGGCAAGGGTGAGGGTGAGGGTACTAACCCCGCTCCTAAGCCCACAGGCAAGGCATGTTCACCAGTGAAAAAAGACGGTACACCATGCAAGGCACGTGAAGTCGAGCCTAAGAATGAAGCCCCTGAGGGTACTGGTGCTGAGGGTACATACAGCACGTCATCAGGCATTACCAAGCGTGGGCACATGGAATCACGTAATGGTTTTAGAACCGACATAAACGTGGGTGCCAAGTTACGTTACGAAGTGCGCAAAATGTTTGAGAACACCGGCACTGATGACTTCCAACGCAACCGCAAAGCCGGATCGATCAACACACGTGCACTGCACACAATCGCACAGGGTAACGATCGCCTGTTTAAACGTAGGTTAGAAATTGAAGGTATCGATTCAGCAGTGGTGATCGTGTTGGACGTTTCATCTTCTATGTTCCACAGCGATATACCTAACAGCCCCATCCAGTGCGCCATCAATGCGACAGCATCCCTGTTAGACGCATTGAACAGAGCCGGTGTAGATACAGCACTGCTCACATTTGGTGACAGCGTGGGCGTGGCTAAGGGTTTTAAAGACAACGCTAAGAAGACCATCAAAGCATTGAGCAACATCGGGTCAGGCGGATGTACCAACGATTACTTTGCAGTGCGCTATGCACACGAGTTACTGCACGGTCACAACGCACAACGCAAGGTTTGCTTTGTATTGACTGATGGTCAGGGCAACGGTGTAGATACAAGACTGCAAGTGGAATCAGGCGAACGTCTAGGTATCACAACGATAGGTCTAGGTATCCAGTTGGATGTATCCAACGTATACAAGCACAACGTTACCGTGCGTAATGTTCACAGCATCGGTGCGATGGCATTCAACAAAATCAAATTAGTAGCATAAGGGGAATCATATGAATTGGAATCACAGGCTAATCAATTGCCCATCGGAAAACGGTGGGGACGATTACTTCACCTTTAAAGAGGTGTACTACAGCGAGGATGGTAAGCCTGAGGGCTACAGCGATCCATACATGGGCGGTGATGACATTGGCGAGGTGCAAGAGTTACTCATGCGCCTTCATACAGCAATGCAACAACCAGTGCTCCACGAGAATGACTTCACAGGGGGTGCACATGTATAAATTAAAAGAATATAGAGCACGTCCCTATGACCTTAACGGTGCATGGGAAGTTTACGAATACAACGCTGAAGAAGACGATTGGGACTTGGTAGAGGAATATAAGTTCATCGATGAGGAAG